CAATGATTTCTTTATCTTCATCTTCTAATGTATCTGTAAGATCTCCATACCATTCTTGTATAGATTCTTCAGCTTCCATTTCTACAACACCTGTAAAGTCTACAGTAACACCACCATCATCTTCCATCTCAAATGTTGGTGCACCTTCCATCATCTCTTCAGGTGTAGGCATTTTTACTACATTAGTTATTTCTTCACTAATTCTTTCAAATGGATTTTTTTCTGTAGCCATTATATCTTACCACCTTTTTTAAAACTGTATGTATACTTAGCTCCTATAGAACCTTCTTTACTACCAGGTTTATAAACAGCTTCTCCAGAAACTCCATGCTTACCTTTTTTGTATTTAGCTGTAGCTTTTATTTTAGAATCTTTTAAAGGTTTACCTGATAAAACATCTTTGTGTTTGATATAGCCTTGTAGATCTAAATTAATTTTATCACCAGCTTTAGTATCAAAAAATTTAGATTTTACTTTTGTTTTTGTTGGTTGAAATTTTACCTCTGTTCCCATATTGTCTCTCTCTTTCTATATAATAATCTACGTTAGGATCGTATTTATTAGTGATAGTTATCGTATGTTTTTGTTTAGGTACAAAAGCACACTTTTTTTCCATACGTATAGTATAACACTAAACTCTCCAGTATGCAACTTTTTTTTCTTTTGGTTCGTCATTCCAATCAGGATCTTCTGGATGTGTTAAATGCCAAGACTCTTTTACATAGTGTATAGCCATTGTCATGGCATCAACTTGGTCATCATGTGCAGCATTTGGAAACCTTAACATTTCCTCTAACAAATCTTCTGACCACTTTTTATTTTTAGGAAACCATACTTTACCAGACTCCATCATTGGTGTTGATGCGTACACTCTGGATACTTTATCTCTATCAGGTAGATATTCTAGTACAGGTATACCAGCTCTACGCATATCTTGTATTAATGATTGTCCTGATGCTTTCTTTTCTACCATACATACATCAGGTCTATGTTCTTGATATAACATTTGTGTCATACGTCTAAGTTCTGGATATTCAAATCTACCTTTAATGTTTCCTAATAAAATAAGATTACCTTGAAAAGATTCTATACCATCTTCAGTTTCATCATACATAGAAAAGATTCCCCATGTCTGAATAACACTATAATCTGCTGTAGTTTTTGTAGAGAATGCTGTATCATATGTTTGTATTATAAAATCACATGGAGGAGGTTCGTCATATTCCCACCACTTTAACCATTTCTTCTTTATAAGTCCACCTTCATCTGGTGTGGGATCTTGCATATACAATGCATTCCAGTATCGTGCACCATTTGAAGCTTTGATTTCATGTTCATCTACTCTTAGTACTTCATCTGGTTTCCATTCAGGAAAATAACTAGAACCTACTGGTAGTTGTAACAATTCTGCAGCTTCTTCATCTAACCACGCAGGAATACGTACAACATCCCAAGGAATAACTTCATAATCTCCTACATTCTCTTCTTGTTTTAGTAACCATCCACAAAGATCATCATAATGATACCTTGTATTAATAATTAATATGGAACCATTAGGCATAATACGTGTTCTTAGTCCTGCTGGGTACCATTCCTTAACGTATCTTCTACCTGCTTCAGAGTATGAGTCTTCTTCTGACATGACATCATCAAGGATTGCAATGTGTGCACCTCTTCCTGCAATCTGGGATCTAACTCCTGCAGCATAATACTGTCCTCCTCTGTTTGTTTTCCATTTACCAGCAGCTCTAACGTCTGATCGTAAAGATACACCTTTAAATACATCTTGAAATTCTTCAGTATTAACAATATCTCTGACAGAACGACCAAAGTCGCTTGATAACTGGTCACTATGGGAAACAGTAAGTATCTCATGTTCTGGATTCCTTCCTATATACCAGGCAGGAAACAATTTAGAACAGATTACAGACTTAGATGAACGTGGTGGGAGAAACACCATGAGACGTTTAATCTCTCCAGTCTCTAATTGACGTAATTTATCTGATATTACTTCAATATGCTTACCCATCTTAAAGTCTGAAACAAGTGTTGGAGCCATTTGCCTAACAAAAGTAAGGAAATCATCTTTAGATTCCTGGGTAACTTTAAGATTTAACAAGTTATTTAGTAATAGAAGAGTGTTTGTGTCTTGATTAGTCTCTATAGACTCTATAGTTTCTATAATATTGTATCCTTATAGTATATTGTTGTATGTTTTTATATTTATTTATAAGAAAAAAACAAAAGAAAAACAAATATACTAAGTACTTAGTACTTTTGTTTATATATATTATATATAATTATACATACTCCCCACTTAAATGTCAAGTACTTTTTTTATTATTTTTATTTTGATGAGAAATCCTGTTATTTTTGTTGCATATATGGCACACCTTATATATATATAGTATGCGTGCGTGTTTTTTGTGGTGGGGTTTGCCTATTTATTAAGCAATGCCTATTTTTTAAGCAAAATGATACCTTATATTGCCTATTTTTTAAGCATTCTTTTTAAATCTCTATAGACTGTATAGTTTAACCCTTTTATTTTCATCTATAAAGAGTCTATAAAGCTATTATATCAGTCTATATATATTATAGAATATATTAAATAATGGCTATTTATATAGACTTAACAGTATTTATTATACTTATTATATATATCTATATCTCTATTATATATGATGAATAATTTTATTTATATTATATAGTATGATGAATTAATATGATGAATATATATTTTTATTTATTTTTTACTTGACATTAATAATTATATAATATTATATAGTAATTAATATTAATTAACAAAAGGATTTAATAAAATGATTACAGAAATAAAAAGACTAACAAATATAAAAAGATTAAACAATTCTATAAATGGGAATCCTAAATTTCAATTATATTTTAATAATGAAGTTTTAACAACAAAAAGCGATTCAATGCTTGCTTATAGTATTAGTAGTAATTTGATTAATAAAGAACTAGAGATTAAATATCATATTACTAAAAAAGGTAAATCTATATTAGATAATTATAAAATTAAATAATTGAAAGGATTTAATACAATGATTAAAATTGATTTTAATAAACAATTAACTAATAATATCTATGACTTAGATAATATAGTTTATAATGGAATTAAAGTTTTATCTATGAATAAAGCAGAATTAAAAAGAGTATTTAAAGATTATAATTTTACTACTCTATTATCAAAAAATAATCCTAAATTAGAAAAGAATAAAAAAGAATTAAATTTATATAGCATAGGATTATCGATTGCACCTCATGTTCTAAATAATAATAAGAATAGTAATATAATATATAATGTCTGTTCTAATTCTACTAAGCCTTGTCGTTCTAATTGTGTTATATGGCAAGCTGGCAATCCTTTATATATTCCCACAAAAAGAAAAGCCATGTTAAATAGAAAGAATATGTTTACTTCTAACCCTAATTTATTCATGGCTTGTTTAATACGTTCTATAGAATTAGAAAGTCATTACAGTATTAAAAATAAATTAATTATGACTTATAGAGGTAATATATCGCAAGATATTAAATGGGAAAGTATACAAGTAATATATAATAATAAATCTACTACTATGATAAATATTATTGATACTTTTATACAGTCTACTAAATTAGATAATATTGATAATGTTTCTTATGATTATACTAAACATTATAATAGAAAGCAGAATAAAAACTATCACTTGGCGTATAGTGTTACTGATAATGATATTAATAAAAGTTTAATAGCTATTAAAAATGGTTTAGATTTAGCTATCGTATTTGATACGCCAAGAAATAAAGACTTACCAAAAACCTATAAGCTAGGTAATAAAGTATTACAAGTATTTGATGGCGATAAAAATGATTTCATAGCTGAAAATAGAACTAAATTAAATAAGCCTAGTATACGTGGCTTACGTTTTAAATATAAAGCTAGTCATAATAAAGCAATGAGAATTAAAAGCTTAGATAATGCCATTAAACAAGGATTTGTAAAACAAACATAGATGGTAAGTGTTACCAATTTGGTAAATATAAAAAACACTTGACATCATAAACAATATAGATTATATAATAATAGAAAGGAAAAAAAACAATGAATAAAATATTTAATAAACTATTCACATCACTTGGATTATTTTGGATAGGTTTTTTAATGCTGATGTTTGGTTTGATTAATTTTGTTTTAACTTATAATATAAATTATTGGTTATCATATATAATGATAGGTACTATGTTTATAGGTTTAATAATGATAGCTATAGCGTCAATAGATGGAGATTTATAATATGGATAGTGAGTTAATATATTGGATATGTATAATAATAATATGTTTAATATAAAAAAACACTTGACATGTATAAATATATATATTATATAATAAGTAATATATATTAATATTAACAATAACAATGAAAAGGAAAATAAAAACATGAATAAATTATTTAGAAATATAAAATATAGAATTAGACCTAATAGAATGTTTACTAGAGGTAGATGTCATGTATGGTATGGCTTTAAAGGTAGAGGAAAGGATACATTATGTGCCATATATTTTGGTAGCTTGGCTTTATACTTCTATAAGTTTGGTACTTTCTGGAATATGGATAGAAGAAATTTAGAAGGATAAAAAGTATTTGACAATATTATGTAGCTAGTGTATTAATAAATCATTAGCTACATAAATAAAATGAAAGGAAATAAAATGTCAATGTTACAAAATAGTATATTACTAGATGAAGAATTTGAATACGAAGAAATGATTGTAGACTTCTGGAAAGTAAAAGATCTTAATACTCATTATGATGAAGCTGAAGCAGTTGCATTAGCTATGGATACTTTTGATTATTACAATCCTAACATACCAAAAGAAGAAATAGAACTACACTTGTTAGAATTATGGGCTGAGTTTATGGAAGATAAGAGCTATAAATATGTATAAAGAAATAGAAACATACAAAGATATTAATAGTTTTATTGAAGGAAACAATGGACTATGGCATATGTTACGTGCTAAATATAAAAAGCTTGACAAAGAAACTGTAGTAATAAATAATACTACATGGAAACTAATGAAAGGAAATATGACATGCCTAACAAAGTAAAAGATAAACTAAGTGAAGTATGGACATCAGTAGATGATGCACCTAGAGAAGTTCAAAAAGAATATGAAAGACATCTTAAAAAAGTACAAGAACAAGTAGATGATTTAGACAACCAACACTATAGTGAAGGAGAGCAATATGACTAAAGAAGATATACTAGACATACTAAATCAAGCAAGAGATTATGCAGATAGATCAGTACAAGAATGTAAAGATGCACAAGAACTTATAAGCGTAGCTGAGACACAATCAATAGAAGCATATCATTTAGTAGAGAAAGCTATTGATATGTTAGAGGAGATAGATAATGAAACCTTCTAAATATTATATAGATGCTTCTAGTTTTGTAGAAGTAACAAGTGAACTTGCAGACTTTATGATGCAAGAAAAATTAGGTGAAAAGTATTATGAAGATTGCATCTATCAAGATGAAGATGATGTATATAATTTTACTGACGAGGGACAAGAAATATTCAATAATTATATTGATCATATGACAAGAATACTTGGTGAAGTAAATATAGTACATGAAGATCAACTACAAGAAGGAGAATGATAATGAGTAGAGATATAGATACAATACCTACAGTACGTAGACATATAGTAAGCTATAAGATATATGCAGAGTGGTCAGACAATCCTAAACTCGTAGAGATAGAGCATGAGATGGATGGTCATTTAGAAAATACTTTTAATGATTGGTTAAGAGATATAGAAGATGAGGAGGATTTAAAATGATAAGTGATGCAATAACAACTGTAGGTTTTGCTTTACAATCTCATGTTAATACATGTTACCATGAGGATACTAAAGAGAACAGAGCAGAACGTGAGGAACTAGAAGTAGCATGGGCAATAATAAAAAAACATTTAAAGGAGAATGAAGATGATTAAAGAAACTGTATTAACACCACAAGAGATTGAACATTGGTTAGGTCATAGATTTATGCATGGTGATAGTTCTGATTGCCTAGAGTGGTTGCCAGATTTAATTGGCAGACTTGCTAATAAAGAACTTACTGTGGAAGAAATAGTACAAGAAATACAAGGCATGTATAAAGATTTTATGTTAGATAAGGAGTATGAAGAATGATATTTGTAACATTTACAATAGATTATGGTGGTTATGAATACCTTGACTACGCATGGTTTAAAGATTATGGTGAAGCACACTATGAAAATGGTGAGTCTATTACAGATAAAGATATAATACGAGATGTGTATGGTGAAGGTAGAAGTGATGAAGACTTTGAAGAAAATTTTAATGAAGAAACTAATGTATACACAGATTATAATGATGATACTATAGCAGTACATAAAGTACAAGAGGTGACACAAAAAGAATTAGATGTGTTAGTTAAAATGGGAGTGTTATATAAATGATAGTAACTTGTGAAAACTGTAAAGTTAATAAAGGTGAAGAAGAAGATATGACATATAAATTTGTCCCTATATTATTGTGTGATGATTGCTATACTGGAATACGATATTGGATTGCAGATGAATTAGATATTCATGTACAAGGAGTAGACATATGAAAGTAAAAGAAATAATATTTAAATTACAACAATGCAATCAAGAGTTAGAATGCTATGGTTTTTTTAAAGACGATATAAGAAATGTAATAATGGTTGACAACAGTATGGAAGATAGAGTAGAATTTAATTTAGAAGAATTAAAAGGAGATTAACATGAACATATTTGTATTAGACGAATCACCTATCATATCTGCACAGATGCAATGTGATAAGCACATAGTAAAGATGCCATTGGAAACAGCACAGATGTTATGTTCTGTATGGCACAGGTATGGAGAAGGAAATAAAGTACCATACAAAGAAGCACACAAGAACCACCCATGCACACTATGGGCAGGAGATAGTGCAGAAAATTATGAGTGGCTATGGCAACATGGTATGGAGCTATGCTTTGAATATACCAGAAGGTATAACAAAATACATAAATGTCAGCAAGTTATTATGGATTTAGGTAAGTTACATGCCACTATGTTTTACTACTGTGATACTAATGGTACACCACACCCACAATGTATGCCAGATGAATACAAGTGTGCGTCTGATGATCCTGTCCAAGCATACAGAAAGTACTATATCAATGATAAGAAAGACATAGCCAAGTGGGAGAAGAGTAGACCTGCACCAGATTGGTATGTAAGTGGTACATATAAGATAGGATATGACTACCATCAAATGCGAGACATAATGGCAGACTTAAAGTTTAAAAGATAATAACACTTGACATATAAAATTAAGTAGTGTAAGGTACGAACATGAATAATAATTATATAATAGCATTTATATCTGAAGACAAAGAGATTATATTAGAACCATTAGCAAAGTTTAATGGTGATGTAATGTACTTTAAATCTGAGATAGATGCACAAGATTATATAGAAAAATTATATATAAAAAGTGGAGTAGATATAGAGCCTATGTCAGATGATGATGGACTATCAGTAATAAGAGTACAATAAAAAAAGACTTGACAAAATAAAATAGATGTAGTATATAATAAATAACATTAATAAAAATAAAGGAAATATAATGAACAAATCACAAATAAAAAAAGAGTTATATAAGTTACCTAAGAGTGCTACATTTCAAGTAGATACTGTACTGAAATGGATTAAACATAACCAAGAAGTATCTAGGTCTATGAATAGAGAGGTACGTATGAATATTCCAGGTGCTATAGCAAGAAGATCTATGCGTGATGGTTACATAAAAGACATGCGTCATTACCTACGTACTGGAGATTGGATTAGTTTATTCTATGGTAAGGATATGAAGAACAAAACTAAATATAAAGTAGTAGCACATGGAGTAGGTATATGGGAATGACAGAGAAAGAATTACTACGTAAGAATGTAAAAGAATTACAATTACAATTACGTGATTCACATATAAGAATAAAAGAATTGAATGAGAAGTGTGATGAGTTACGTAGGAGATTAGGTTTGGAGAAAGAGTTTACAACAGCAGATGGTTGGGCAATGCCAGTAGAAAATCCAGATGCTTTACACATAAAGGAAGATAAAGATGAGTGAGAATAAATTTACTAACTGGTTACAAAAAGAATTAAAACAACATCAAAAAGAAAAGGAAACTATAATGGCTAAAGCAATAAAGAAAGATGGTGCTATGATTTTAGATGAAGCACAAAAGAAACACTTACTAGATTTATTTAATGCAGGTAATGACTTTAATCAAAGTTACAGAGAGACAGGTATCAAGTATATAACTGCATGGGAAATAGAAAAACTTTTAGATTTACTAGATGATATGAAAGATATGTATGGTATCTCACCTAAAAAATCTACTGATCCAGATATGCATGGAGACTATTACCCTCACCATTGGAGTGACCACGTATGGTCTGATGATCCAAGAGCATGGAAGAGAGAGGACTAATATGCCTAAGAACTTATGGGATAAAGAGTTCAACAGAGTTTATAAAGAACTTGTACGTGATTATCTTGATGATGGATATGATTTAGCTGAAGCAAAATATAATGCTAGAAAAGATGCTAAAGAAATAATGCAAGATCAACTTGACTTTGTTGAAGAACTGTATGATAATACATTAAACGATTTGGATTAATGATATGGATAAACAATGGTTAGACAGAGGAGCATGTCCTAAGTGTGGCTCTAGTGATGGTAATGTAAACCATTCTGAAGGATATAGCTTTTGTTTTTCTTGTCACACTAGGTTTGGAGAGAACATGGAAGTAGAAAAAGTAATACCAATGAGAACAGAAAGTGTTATGAAAACTGTGGGTACATTAGGTGCATTAACTGAACGTAGTATTCTAAAAGAAACTGCACAGAAATATAATACTGATGTAAAAGTAAATGGCAATATGAATACACACCACATCTATAAATACTTTGATGAAGGTGGAAATAATATTGCAAACAAAGTACGAGACGTACAAACAAAGAACATGTGGACTGAAGGTAACATTACTGAAGCAGGATTGTTTGGTCAGAATATCTTTGCACCAAAGGGAAAGTATATTACTATTACTGAAGGTGAGGTAGATGCCATGTCTGCTTATGAATTACTTGGTAGTAAGTGGGCATGTGTATCTATTAAAAATGGTGCAGGTTCTGCATTACGTGATTGTAAGAAAGCATTTGAATATCTTGATAGCTTTGACCAGATAGTTATATCATTTGATATGGACAAGCAAGGCAGGGAAGCTGCTGAAAAAGTAGCACAACTCTTTGCTCCTAACAAATGCAAGGTCATGCACATGGAACATAAAGATGCGAATGAATATCTCAAGATGAATAAACGTGATCAGTTCTCAACAGCATGGTGGAATGCACAACCATATACTCCTGCAGGTATAGTCAATCTAAAAGATTTAAAGACTTCTTTATTTGAAGAAGAGTATTGTGAGACATGCTTATACCCTTGGCAAAAACTAAATGATAAGACATATGGTATGCGTACAGGTGAGTTGATTACATTCACATCAGGTGCAGGTATGGGTAAAAGTTCTATCATGCGTGAGTTGATGCATCATATGTTAAAGAATACAAATGATAATGTAGGTATACTTGCATTAGAAGAAGGCATAAAGAACACAGCATTTAATATTATGTCTGTTGAAGCTAATGCTAGACTGTATATCAACGAGATACGTAAGAAGTATAGCCAAGAAGAATTAGATACATGGTTTGATAATACTATGGGTAGTGGTAGGTTCTTTGCTTTTGATCACTTTGGTTCTATATCTAATGATGAAATACTTTCAAGAGTTAGATTTATGGCACAAGCATTGGATTGTAAATGGATATTTCTTGATCACTTATCTATACTTGTATCAGGTCAGGAAGAAGGAGATGAGAGAAAATCTATTGATGTATTAATGACTAAGTTACGTTCATTAGTAGAACAAACTGGTGTTGGATTACTATTAGTATCACATCTACGTAGACCTGCAGGTGATGCAGGACATGAGAATGGTCGAGAGATTACTCTATCACATCTACGTGGCTCTGCATCTATTGCACATCTATCTGATAGTGTAATAGGATTAGAACGTAATCAACAAGCAGATGATGATGTAGCATCTAACACTACTACAATACGTATTCTAAAGAATAGATATACTGGTGATACTGGTATAGCTACACATCTTTTCTATGATAAAGAGACTGGTCGTATGAAAGAGATTGACAATCCATACGAAGTAGAAGATAATAGTAACGAAGAGGAGATACCATTCTAATGTCAGCTAATGAAAAACATGCTAAAGGACATTTAGCAAAAAATAAATTAATGAATAAATGGATTAAAAAAGGATATTATATTTATGATGAATGCAATCAAGGTCCTGTAGATTTTATTGCCTTAAATCTAAATGGTGATGTGAGATTAGTAGAATCTAAAGCTGAATCAAAAAGATTAACAGGAAAACAAAAAGGAAAAAAAATTAATAGAATTTTAGGACCTCAACAAAAAAAATTAAATAAAAATTTAAAAGATAAAACTTTTCAAATTAAAGTTGAATATGCAGATGTAGATAAAGAAATGGAGGAATATAAAAACAATGTGGACACATTATTGTAACGTAGAGAAAACTGAAATGGAAGTAGGTGATGGTGAAGAGTGTAACTGGTGTGGACTAGATGCTGAAGCTATGACCATAGATGGTTTTGATGATGCTATTATAGGTATAGGAGAACAATATGGAAAAAAACCTTTACATGTTTATTCATATAGTGTAATATGTAAAATACTAAGAGAACGAGA